TCGGGTGTCGTTGGGGGTGTGCTCCACCGGCAGTGTCAGATTCCTCGTCTCATACCACCGCATCCGTCCGTGCTTCTCGAAGTAGGTGATCAGGTCATCCAGCCTGTTTTGCAGATTCAGCCGGTCGGCATTGGCTGTGCCAAGACTCTCCACGCTGCCGTCCGGCCATCGCACGGCCCACTTGTCCTCCAGCAGCTGCCGGAAGTCGGCGTTCTGCCGCATGGTCAGCCCTGTGCACTCCACCAGCAGATGATGGTGGTAGCGCCCGCTCTTCCGCCCGCAGCCGGTCAGGCCCATTACCCGCAGCTCTACGTCTGCGCCGTACAGCTTTGCGATGGCAGCCTTCACCCGGCGGATGTAGTTGCGCAGATCCCGCTGGGCCTGCTCCATGCTCTCCGGCAAAAAGGTGTCTATGTAGGTCAGGGTCAGATAAAATCCCAGCACGGTAAAGTTTGCGTTGGCTTTCTGTACCCTCCACCGGTGTGCGTGCTGGGCGTTCCGCTTTTTCTGCCGCTCGCTGCTGGGCCTCGTCTTCTTCCGGCGCTTGGCTGCGTGCTCCTCCGGTGTGATGTGGTAGAGGTCCACCTCCATGTACCCCTCTCCGCAGAGTGTTTTCTTCTCCCGGGTATATCTCTTCTTCATCCTGTACCCTCCTGCTGCCTTGAGCTGGTAGTGTAGTTTTCTTTCCTGTGGCCCATCACCGTCACAGGGATAACGGGTATACTAGCTCCCCAAAGCGCCCGCCCGGACGCTTCATTTAAGAGAGGCTCTCCTCGGTAGGAGAGCTGCGTTCTCGCGCGGCCAAAGGCCGACGGGAACGCTGAGAGGTTTACCTCTATATAAACCGATATGCCTGCCGCCGAGCTCCCTCGGCAGCACCCATCTCGCCTTATATCTTTTGTCGCCAAAGGCCCCCGACTTTTTATCGGGGGCCTCGCTCACATCCAAAACTCCTTGTCAAAATCCTTTCGGTATATCACGGCATCTTCTCGTTTTTGCTTGGTGTAGGCCGTCTCTTTGGCCTTTTCCTCTTTCCACCGCCGGTATGTCTCGCACCGGTCGTGGCAGAGAGGACGCCGCTTCGGGCAGTCCTTGCAGGGAGCTCTCATGGTCTTGCCGGCTTTCCCGCCGCCGCCCAGTAGCCGTAGGTCAGCTCCGGCCGGCCTTCCTTTCTGGCGATGGCGTTGTAGAGTATCAGGTCGTGGACGTCGTAGTCCAGCGGCGTCGGGTCTTTTATCTTCCGCAGGACGGGCCGCTCCGGCTTCTTTGCGGCGCAGTCTGCCTTTTCACCCCGGGCATTGTTCTGGCCGACCTTCCGCATCTCTTTTCGGCAGGTCATTTTTGCGATGCCGCGCTTTATGCAGCGTCCGCCCTGTTCTTTGTAGGTATAGTAGGCCGCGTTGTCGTTGCTGAAGACGCCCGCCTCCCACAGTTCCCTTGCGGTGCCTTCGCCTATTACGTCTCCGGCTGCGTTGTAGCAGGTGTAGACGCTCATCATCCGGCCTTTCTCGCCGCGCTTCACTTCCGGCTGCCGTTCCTCAAAAGTGACTGCGTATTTCCGGTTCCGCCGCTTCTGGTTCTCATGCTTGGCCCACTCGCTGGTGTGGTAGCCCTTCGGCACGATGCCGCTGGCTTCCAGCTCTCCGGCTGTGCCTTTTGCGAGGACTTCCCCGGTCTGGTAGTCCTTCACGGTGTAGAGATTCGCTTTTCCCATGTGTTCTCCTTTAGCTGTGCCATTGCAGCCGTAGCCTTTTCTTCCAGCTTCTTTTCGCTCAGCACCCGCAGCCCGCCCTTCCCGGCCCGGCGTCCCAGCTGCTGCATCACGGCCCGCTTCAAAAACGCCCGCTTCTGCTCCTCGTAGTCTCGTTCGCTCTGCCTGGCCCGGTCTTCGTCCGGCTGATTCTCCACCACGATGTCTTCCTTCAGCGCAGCCTGCGCGCACCGGCGCAGATGCTCCATCGCCACATCCAGGCCGTCGGCGTGGCCTTCTTCGTTCACCTGCCGGTAGTTGGCCAGCGCCTCTTCCTTCAGGCGGAGCAGTCGTTCCGTGCTGAAACCCAGCTCGTCCATGCAGGCTTTGGCGCAGAGCGTCCAGACCATGCCAGCTGCCACGTCGCCCGCCATCCGCAGCTGCTCTTCCCGCCGGGTGCGGGGGCTGCGCAGCACCGGCACCCGGAAGTCGGGATCTACATTTCTCGGCATCCAGCTGCGCCGCAAAGCAAGGCTCCTGTCCGTCGAGGGCATCCCCCGGTCGTTTACTGTCATGGCCACATCCAGACTCTCCTGCCCCAGCTTTTCCGCCCGGGCCAGAATCTTGTTCAGCCGCGCCGCACCGATGCCGAAGCTCTGGTGCAGCGCGATGAGGATGCACCACCTCGTCATCTCCGCCGTCCCCTCCCGCGTCAGATCAAGCTCTGTCGTGAGGCTCATTTTGTTTTTCTTCATGCTGCTCGTACTCCCTGCACTTCTCATCCCGCCCGGCGCAAACAAGGCACTTCTGGCGGGTTATCTCAAAAACATGGATGCACTGTTTCCGGTCTATCATGGCTCACCCGTCTCCGCCATCAGGCGGCTCAGATCGCCCAGCATCCCGCTCACGGTCTTGGAGAGCGTGTTGATGGCGTCCTCCTGCAGGTCTCCCGGCAAAGCCCGCACCGTAAAGCTGGCTGCCACCATCTCCTGCTTCAGCCGGGTGTTCACCCGGCTCACCTCTGCCCAGAGCTTTGCTTCGTCCGGCGTCATCTTCCGGGCGCTGGGCCGGACAGCCCCCTTGATGAGCGCCGTCAGCTGGTGGAACTCCTCTTCGCTCAGCTCCTTGTCGTCGTTCGCTGCGGCGATGGCCCGCGCCCGGTCGCTGGGCGTACCGGTGCGCATGATCTGCTCGTATTCTTCCAGTTTCATTTCTCTTCCCCCGCATTCATCCCGTACAGCGCTGCCATAAACTTTGCTTCTTTGCCCTCCATGCCCCGCGTTACCTTGAGGTCTTCCGTATCCAGCAGCATTTCCTTGATGCCCCTCGAAATCTCCTCGGCAAACTGTGGGTTGGTCGCCATCGGCCCCAGCAGATTCCTTGCCACGCCCACAAAGCCCCGGGCGGCGCACGTCAGCACCTCATCCGGCGTTTCTTTTTTTGCCTCTATGCCAAGCGCGATCTGTCCCTCTGCTACTTTTTTGATCTCGATCCGTACCATTGCACTCTTCTCCTTTACGCACTATGCCTGTCGTTCTTCTCTTCCGCCCCGCTCTGGCAGCTATTCAGCTTGCGGCAGTACCGGCGCAGCTGCGCCTTCTCCGCCTGCTCAATTTCCAAGCCCCGGCCATAGCCCCAGCAGACAATGCCGCCGACGGCCATCAGCACGGTCAGGATGGCCGCGCCCGTCCAGCTGCCCACGGCGTCAAAGGTAATGCTGTCGCCCACCCCCGCCGCGCCGATGAGCAGCGCAGTGCCGGTCAGGTAGAGCGCCCGGATCTTCATCTTCATTTTCATTGCAATTCTCCTTTCGCTGTGGTAAAATCATTCTGGTGATAGGCCCTTCAACCTGTCACTCGAAAGCTCGTCGGTGTTCCGGCACCGGCGGGCTTTTTGTTTTTCGGAGCCTTCCTTGCGTTCCGCTGGCAGATCTCCATGGCCTCCTGCCGCTGTTCCAGCGCGGCGTTCTTGTCGATGCGCCACAGCCTCGGCCCTTCTTTGTGGGCGGGCAGCTCGCCCCGCTGACACATCCGCCGCACCGTCTTCGGGCAGATGCCCATCAGCTCGCCGTACTGCGCCACAGTCAGATATGCGGGCAGTTGCCTCGCGTCCCAGACCTTCGCCTTCCGCATGGTCATCCCCTCCTTACAGCCACTCGCTGCAAATGGTGTCGGCCACGTGCTTTGTAAACCCCAGCAGCTTGTCGCCCCGCTGGAACATCAGAACGGCAGCGCCCACGATGGGCTGCTTGCCGTTCTCCGTGACGTCCGCCGGGGCAAGCCGCGTGGCCTTCTGGTTCGCGGCCTTGCACTTCAGGCGGCCGTCCTCGTCCACCAGCAGCACCAGCCGGTCGGCTTCCTCCCGCGCCCAGGTGGCGTCCAGCGCCGCAGGCACGGTCTCCACATACCCGCTCACCAGCTTCTGCAGGGTCTCCGACTTCATGCCGTCCCCCTCGTCGCACTTGAGCAGAAAACTCCGGTTCTTCGCCGGAATAACGATCATGTAACGGTTCATATGTTTTCCTCCCTCCCGCACTCTTCGGCGGGTCAGTTGTGAAAATCTCGTGAAGCTTAATGGTAGGCCAGACCGTCCAAGTCCAGCGATAAAAAGTAATCCTTTTCCCTTTGGGTATCTGTGCTGCAACACAGGTGCTCATTCTTTTTCTTCAAACAGGTAGTCCAGTGTACGGCCTTCGAATACCGCCTGAATGGCTTTTGCTTCCCGCAGGGTAAATTGAGTCCGGCCATTCATTTTGTCATTCATCGAGCTTTCCGAGATCCCAATGTACGCCGCCAGCCCTCGCTGGCTGTAGTGATGCTTCTTCAGCTCCACCACCAGATTTGCAAACATCTTTCCTCCTTTCTCCCGCACTCTTCGGCAGGTCAGCGGCCCGTTTCGTGGCCAAACTTTTTGAACTATGATACAATACCCCCAGAAAGGAGGTGATTGTCACGTCTTGTGTAATCGATTTCCATATTCGCTGCCCTCAGTACTTTTCCTTTGAACAACCACCCTATCATGTGTCTATTGCATGGGTCGAAACGCCCGATACTCCCGAACCATTTTTCACGTACCCGGGAGGTTGTGGCGGCTACCGGGATTGTTATGAGTGCAGATGGTGCCTGCGGACTGTTCAAGAAATGTTCACTCGTGGCGAGATCAGCTTTTATTGCGACCCTCGTTCCGTTTATGGAACATATCATGTAAAGCTCAATCAGATAATTTGTCCTCGTCCCGCAGGACCCGTTTCAGACCTGCCTTGACTGCCTGAGCCAGTTTCTTCCGGTACGCCCTGTCTTCCCGCTGCCACGGGTTGTTCATGGAGCCGTACCAGAAATTCAGTGCGTAGCAAAACTCGTCCAGTGCAGCACAAAGCGGGTCTTCTTCCCGAAATACGGTGGTCGTGTCCCTGCCCTCCTCTTCCACAGGAGCGCAGGGCTTTTTGCTTTTGTTGTCCATCTTTTCCTCCTCCCTCACGCACTCTTCGGCGGG